TTTCCATATTTTAAATTAGTTTTCTTAAATTAGGATGATCTTTATCTTTTTCAGTTGTCATGAGGCAGCCCAAATTAATAATCCACTTAATACAAGTAAAAATAAAAGTATGCATAGTAAGTATCGAGTTTCTGTTTTCATGATTAGCAATGTTTATTTAATAAGTTGTGTATATCTTTCATTGAATAATTACTACCTGCCTGTATTGGTTCTGGTAATGAATCTTTTAAAATATAATAAAGTGATATAAAATCTTCAAATGAATTAATAGAATCGACCTCTATCTCGTTTATTTTAGACAACATGTGTTCGTGTTCTCTATCTGGAAATTTACATAAATTACACATATGTATTAATAAATCAATGTGGCTGTAATCTATTTCTTTTATTTGAAATATATCATCTATCATAAATCAGATAATTTTTGTTCCTTTTCATCTAAATGCACCCCCTCATCTTCACCAAAAACTCCCAGTTCGTACAGCCCCATTATTTTCAATACAATTCTGGATAAAGCTCTTTTTTCTGCTAACTCCGTTACATACCATGAATTAGTATTGCCGTGTAATAACTGTCTAGTAACGTATTCTTCACCCGCTTTTGGTTTCTTTTTAACGTCTGTATATGCCGACCATTTAGCACTTCCGAAGGTTTGTATTTCCTGTTTGTTCTTTGAACTTATTGCTTTCACTACAGAAAATTCAGGCTCTACCTTAATTACTTCAAAATCTACAATTATCTGATTTTTGTACTGTATCTTTTCAATGCCAGACCTTGTGATTATTATGTAATTTTTAGAAGTGAAAATATCTTCCTTTGTAAGCTTATTGTCTGTAAACAATTTATTTAAAAATTCCTTTTTATTCATAATCTTTTTTTACTAAAGTTAGTTAATATATTGCTTAGATTGAATATTGATTAGTAATTCAATTCCTTTTTTAACTGTTCGAATTGTTCTTGTTTTTGTTTTAAAACAACATCAACTTTGTATTTTTTTATATAGTAATTTAGCTTACTCCAAATTTGATTTTTTTCTTTTTCATTCAAAGAAAGATTTATTGAATTTGCTGCTTCTATAAAAGACATAGAATAAAGCTCTAATGAATAAGCTTTATTGGCTACCCAAAAATTAAAAACAAATGATCCGTCAATACTAATACTCATTGTGTGCTCTTTAATCTCGACCACTTTAAATTGGCCTTTAATTAGCTTATTAACAAAATATTCATTTAATAAGTTTAGTTGTTTTTTTACTTCTGTAAGTTTCATAATTTTATAGTTTTAGTTTATCTTAAATAGTTTAATTGTTCAATAATATCATTCTTTAATTCATCAGTGAAGCTTGTAATTAAATTTTCCTCCCAATCACCAAATATGAATGTAACATTTTTAAAATCAATATCATGAACCAAACTCTTTTCAATCGATAACTCAACATCTGATTCAAATAAAAACTGGTCTTTAATATCAATTGAAATAGTCCCGAAAAAATAGTCCTTTACGCTGTATTTCATTGAACTAATATTTTTACTTATTAGCTCGTTTATCTTTTCGCAAGTTGGTAGTGCAATACATTTTTCACCACAAAGTGAACATCTATCTCTAAATATAATTAATGCACCACAGCAACTTGATAAATAGTTTTTCATCTTATATAGTTTTAATGCTACCAGTGATTTATACCTTCTCCAGGTTCTCTTAAATTACATAATTCTTTTATTTTGCTTTGCTTAAATTTTAATAATCGTTTTTTAGCATTTTTCATATTTAATGCCTCAAAATGTATATTCCTACTATCAACAGTTATTTTTTCAAACGCAAAATCATGGGCTTTTAAATTTCCATCTTCGTCGGGTGTTAAATTAATTGTATTAACACTATCGATTTTTACTTCAATTAATAGATTTCTTAAGCTATTGTAGGAATACATTCTCAATCCTCTAGTCCTTAAATATTGACCTATAAGTTTATATTCTTGTTTTTCACGCTCAATATTTTCTATTTCTGGCTTAGAAGTTATTTTGTTGTCTGCTTTAGTTAGTAAAGGGTCAATCATGATTATAGTTTAAATGTTAAATACTAATGCGTTGTTTCGTCTATATCTGCCCAATATTCTCTACTTTCGTCAGATGTGTAGTTATTTAAATACTCGTTTTTTGCCCATTCCTCAACCTGTTCTTGTGTAACTTTAATGCGCGTTTCGATTCAAATTTTTTTACCTGTTTCTTTGTCTTTACTCCAAATTAATATTTTATGTGTCATAATATCTTTAGTTTAAATATTAATACTCTTCTTTAAATACATCTTGGTAATCGTTTTTAATCTCAATTATAAAATATTCGCCTAAAGCAAATGTTTCATACATATTAATAATGCTTTTACATTCTCGCTTGTTTGTATTTCTATTATCAAACAACTTTCTTAAGATAGTTCTAATAGTTACCTTATCTGAAATGGTTACTAAAGGTATATCCAAAGTAGATAATATAAGTTCTAAGCTTTTAAATTCTATTCCGGTTTTACCGCTTAAAAAATCAGATAGCGAAGCTTTGCGTATTCCGGTTTGTTCATGCAACCAAGTTTGTGTTTTGCTTCGCTCTTTTAACGTTTGGTTGATCTTATTTCTTATCATGTTGATTTATTTTATATTGTTAGTTTTCATATTACAACTTGTTAAATTTTACCCAAACATAATCAAACATAAATTGCATAAAATCTTTTTCATCCATTTCTATGGCATTTTGTTTTATCTCTTCATCTGAAGGCAATTCGTTTTGTAAAATATTTGTTAATTTGTTTTTAAGCCTCATTTGAGATAAATTTATAATTGCGACGCAGTGATCGCATTTGTAATCCTTTCTACATTTTACTTTCTTTTCCATAACATATTTTTAGTTAACACTATTCACCACCAAAGCCCCGCAACTTTCGAGGCGAGGCGATGTAGTCCGCAAGAATTATCATAGTTAAAATTTATCGTCAATTATAACCTTACATCCAACAGCTTCCATTTCTTTATGGTATTGAATTTGTTTTTTTATTAAAACATTTTCCATATTTTCAATTCGGTAACTACCCAATGTTGATGTATTGAAATTTTTTCTTACTTTATTAATTCTTTTTCTTATTTGCAATGGAGATAAGTCTTTCATGGCGCAAATTTATTTACTATTATTTGTTAGTTTATAATTTGTCTAAATTATCAATCCATCTTTTAATATATTGCTCTAATTCTTCAACGTAGTGCTTATATTTCTTAGGAATATAATTAGAACGAATAGAACTCCTATTACCTGTTAAGTGTTTAGAAACTCCTGAATAGTTTATTAAGTCTTTTGGTTCCATGTTTGTTTTTTTAGTTTCCATCCTTTTGATAATTTTATAATTGAATCAAAACGGACTTTTTCCTCTTGATCTAAATTAAGACTATTTTTTAATTCTACTAATATAGTACGCGGAACTTTTCGTGTATTAAACGTTGCTACATATTTTAACTTCTCAACTCTTTTTGCGACTATTGGATTTTTTGAAATCTTCTTAATAACGTTATCATCAGTTATAATTGTTTTCCCTGATTTCATTTGTATTTCGCCTTCATCAGAATAAACAGGTTTAAATTTTTCAGATAATTTATGAGGGATCCTACCTGTATTAAATTCACGGTTGTTTATATCAGAGGCTTTAAATTCCAATTTATCACTACACGAATTTATAATTTGATTCGTATAATATTCCATATCCCACGTAGAGGGTACATCCCTATCTCTACCTAAGTTAACATAGTCTGGTTTAAAATCTAATGCATATTTTAATCCTTCCAAACGACATACATATAAGCCGCCTACATAAATATTCCCTGCTTTTTTATCGACTATATTCCCATGATATGAAGTGTGTAATATGTCTTTATCTTGAATATATCCTTCTTTAAATATTTCAATATCTTCTGTATCGGCTTCAAAATAAACTTCAAATTTATCGCTAGTCATTTCACTAATATCCAACCCATAACATGTGCCTAATTTATCATCTTCATAATAAGCAGCATCAGCCCGCCCAATTGGTGTACTTATTCTAAACATTTTATTATTACGTTTAAAAATAAGCCCAGCTAATTTTAATCCCTCTCCGTGTTGGCCTATTGAGCCTTCTTTCTTTTTTGTAAAACCTATTTTAAGAAATTCCCAACTATCAGGATTAAAATCATTACTTATTATTACAGATGAATGTTTTTCTGTTATTTTATCAATAACTACTGAAAATTCTCCATAATCAATAAAATTCTGGTAGATTTCTCTTATTGCTTGAACTACGCCCCAATTAGGGACGTAGTTTTCAGATATTCCAAATTTTACCATTATTCAGCTTTTATTAATTTAACATCTTTCGATAAACCAAATTCAACTATTGCAATTCCATTTTCAATCGTTAACTTAATATCATCTGACCTGTATTTCGGAGAAATGTTAATCGTGCCAGAAATATCTAATTCTATTATTTCAGATATATTTTTATTCTGAGACATTCCCATAACTTCTAATACACCTTCTTTTTTGTCAAAAGAGATCGTTACTTCTTTTCCTGATAAACCAGGACATAAAATAAACACCTGTAATTTATCAACTGATTCTTTTAATTCTTTTTGTAATTCCATTGTTTTAAATTTTAATTAATAACTAATTTCTATGCTAATTACGCACAAATATACATACAATGCAAATATATTAGTATTTATTTTGTAAAATTGTGTTATTTAATTTGATTATAAATAGTGGAGGGAATTTTTAAGACAGCAACTTTTCTTCTTTACACATCTATAAAGATTATCTAATAAATTTAGATCAGAGAATTAACTTTGTTTTACACACCTTGTTTAAGGTTCTAACTATTCCGCAATGTTAGATTTACAAAACGTATTCACATTTATATAAATTGTGTGCGCCCAAATGCTGAAAAGTTGCCAAACAACAATAAGGGACTATATGAATACTGTTAATACTCATAAGAACATTATTCTCATTTTTTATTGAGGTGCAAAATCTTGGATGTGAGTTGAAATCCATACGCTCTTATTTATGTTCACACGCTTAAATAAATGTAATGCAAAAGGAAAGTAAGCGTATGGTAAATCTTTTACGTGGATGCCTCCACAACCGTTTTGCACTACAAATATACAACTTTTCAATGTAAAAACAAATTTACAATAAATATTATTAAATTATTTTAATACGGTTAGAATAGCAGGATTTACAACTCCATCTCCTTCGTGCCCATAATCCTTATTGTGCCACTTTCTTAATTCTTCACCATGTTTCCAACACTGTGACAATATACCAACAACACAACCATACATAAATCCTGTAATTCCTAAAAATCCAAGTTCATGAGAAGTTTTTTCAGCACATTCAATTAATGTTTTACCATTCGTTATTTCAACTTGCATTAATTTTGCCCATCCTTCTGCATAATCAACGGCCGCTTTTCCATATGGATCTGAATTTTTCTCAACTGTTTCATTCCATCCCTTTTCGTCTGTCAACTCAATGTTAATGCCTTTAACTTTTTCGGCAAATAATGCACGCTCTTTTTCATCTATTTCAGCAGCTACATTTCTCTTATGTAATTCCGCTTTTGTTCTGGCATCATATTTAGCAACACAATCAGTACCTATAGTTTTCCACTCCATTCTGTGCGCATTATGATAATCACGAAGCAACCATTCAAGTTTTGTTTTACTATCAACTAAACATGTAATAGTATTAAAATCAAATTCTACAGTTACTTTTTTTTCAGTAGCAATTTCTTTGGCTTTTTCAGCTACATCGGTAAAGTTATCACCAGCCATTGCATCTAATTTATAATTCATAACGTTTTTTTAGTTAAACATATTCAAATATATGTAATAACTAACTTAGAAACAATATAAATTATTATTTCCGATTAAAAAGGTTTCTTAATCGTCGTTTTTTCTTTGGAACAGCTTTTAACTCAGGTTTTAAAATAGCCTGTTTAACGGACTTTATTTGGGGCGGTTGTATATTCGCATTTAATTTGGGTAAAACGAGCTTATTTGATAGCCTATTAACGCCTGTTGTCTTAAATTCGAGTAAATAATGCAGTGAATCTGCTAGGTAGTGATACTCTATTATAATCTGACTATCTAATTTTTGGTTTTGATGTAGTATTTTTCTAGTGGTTTCGCAAATCTCAGTATCTTGAACCAGGCCGAAAATAGAATCTTTGTGTACTTGGATGGTTTTGTTACTAGAAATATTGTTATATTTTTGAGTTTGAGTTTCATTCATAATAAAAACAAAGGAGCTACTAAACTTCACTCCTTTGGGTCGCTACTTACGCAGCTAATTTTTGAACGTTTCCGTTTATTTATTTAAAAGTTCTCCGTAAATCATACTTATTCGTTGTCAAAACCAAGTTAGCCCCATGTGAGTAGTTTTGTATGTCTTTAATGTGCATTTATTACTCAGGACATTTTACACCTCATTTTATAAAAGTAATTTTTTACTAATAAGTTTAAGAATAAGGGCTATGTTATTCGGATAGCAATAACACATGTTCCATAAATAGACCCAATGAGCCATCCTTGTCACACGGTATCTAAACTCTTCATTTTACTTTCGCCTAGCTACAGAAACTATTAGAGTATACTAATAGTAATGTAGGTCTTTTAAAGGTTTCCGTAAAAAACAATGTTGCTTTTTCTCCCTTATTCTTAATCGTGGAGCTAGTCGGGTACGATCCGACGTCCAAACGAACTACAAAATACTTCAATGAACTTTCAATAGCAAATATAGTCAATAAAACAATACTATTTACAAAGTAGTTTAATTTAGATTAATTATACATAAAGCAAACCTAACCGACTTCGCGCTGTCTCTGCATGGTTAGGAATTAGCAAGATCCTGTTTCAGCTTACTTGGATTAATGCATCTATGCAATACGTCAACTAGCAGAATAGATTTTAACGCTCCTAAATTATCTTTGTGTTACATTAGCAAAGGTTTGGCCATTGCTCATCATTACAAAATAAATTGAATTTTTGTAAAGCGGTGTAATGTCTTGACCACCATTTGAAATAATAAATCCGTAAATGTCATTGTCATCCCTTTTTAAGCCTAAAAGCCAACATTTAAGTGTTTTTTCATACTCATCTTTGTTCTCAATTTTTAGCACATAATTGTACGATTTACCTATACAGGTATTGTTTTCATTTCCTTCTGATGTAATTCTTCTTAAAGCAAACATATATGTATGTATTTATATAATTTTGCAAGATTTACAGAACCTTGCTTACTGGTTATTTAAAATTAGCGATAGCTAAAAGGGTTATTCATATATATGCCTATAGCTTTCCGACCTTATGCGTATGTGTTCGCGCTCAAAGAGCAACTATCACTAAGTTAAGATTTTATTTTAATTATTTCCTTTGAAAATGGTCAGGATCCCAAATACTCTTAAATTCACCCCCCCAAACATTCTTAGGACTTAACGATTTAAAATAATCTGCAATTGGTTGTAATATTTTTTTTACTTCCTCTTTGGGTAAAGAATTAATATAAATATCATCTTTAATAAAATTTAAATCAATAGCTTTGCGCTTTTTATGAACATTAGTTTTTGTTTTAGAACGTTGTTTGTAATCTTCTAAAACTATTGTCCCATTTTTTTCTACAACCTTTTTACCATAAAAATAAATCCATTGTAATTCATCAGGTCTTTCAGCTTGGCTAAATGTAACCTTAAAACCACACATTACAGCATATCTTATTGTTTCTGAAATATCAAAAGCGAATGCGCTTTGTTCATTAATATAGTTCATTCATCTTTTTGTTTAAATTTTAAAAATAAAAAGTCCTTAATATATTTAGGTGCAAAAATTGCTATCAATAATTCAGCTTCTAAAGATAAAAAATTAACATCAATTGAATTGCCAGGAGTGCTTAAATGATTCCACGTAAACCAAAAAAAGAATAATGCAAATAAAAAGCTTATAATTCGTGTAGAACTTTGATTTCCTTTGTCATCTTCCCAAAATTTATTTTTTCTATCGCTTCCCATTTCTAATAAGATTAATTATGTTTTTAATTTTATTGCTGAATATCTCAAGTGCTTCAAGACATAATTCAATTATATTTTCAATCTTATCATCCTGAAGCTTTAATTTTGCAGCTATATGAACCCTTAACTCTAGCTTTTCACCTTCGTCAATGTCCTTAAATTCTAATATTATTTGATCTTTATTTTTCCAAAGCTCTAACATTGTCTTATAATTGCGTGCTATAAATGGGACCAAAGAAAACAAAATACCCTTCCATCCCCATTTAATCTTTTCAAGCTTCATTCCTAACCTGATAAGAATTAATGAAAACTTTTTTAAATTCTCAATACCGTACTTTTTTGATTTTTTCATTATTTTAATTTAAGTTATTAATTTACTTTTTCTAATTCTACTTTATATTGTATAAATGCTTTTTTTACTTCTCCGTTTAATGTATAAGTGAAATAAATACGTCCTAGCTTGTCATCTTTTAAAGCAAATGCAATACTTTTAGCTTCCTTTGGGACTGCTTTTTTAATTTCTTTTTTGATTAATTTAAGGATGAAATTCATGATATTATTTTTAAAATTATGTTCCAAATATCATTATGATAAATAGATCCGAACAAAGCTACTAAAAATATAACGAATAGTTTAGGGTATTTTGTAAAAAATCTAACTACCTCTGTTTGCCTTTCTAATTTAGTAGTTCTGTTATTTGCAATCTTTTGCTGCGTTACAATTTGCTTTAACGAATCATGTACTACATCAAAATTAGCCTCAATTCTGGCATTCATACCACTGAACTTTTCCTCTATTAGTTCGCGTTCTAGTTTTGTCATAATTTCCGGTTGTATTCTTTAGTGAATAAATCGTATGAATACCAGTGTATTAACTGAGTATTGTTTAATAAGTCGCCGTCCTCAATTGGTATCACTATAAAGTATTCATTTCTTAGCACATACCGACCTTGCACATAGTTATGTTTTTGCATCTTATTAAAGCTTCTGTTTGCCCTTCGCCAAGATCCATATAAAAGTACTTGCTGCTCAAAGTTTTCATTATAAGGTATCTCGTTTAGCGTAGAACAGCCAAAGAACAAAAAGCTAAGTATGTATATTAGTTTTTTCATTACTCTATATTATAAGTTTCTCTTATCCATGCATTGAATAATTGATATGTATATGAATATTTATGACTTGCAGCCCATGGAATAAAACAATCATGCTTTCTTAATTTCCAAAGCCTAATATTACCAATATATTTATAAATCCAATAATAAACTTTTACACTATCCTTATAAGTATCTATTTCTAATCGAACAATACCAGCCGGACCTTTAGGATTATATTTTGTTTGTACATCTTCACTTGTAATTGTACCGTCTACCTGTGCATTTACACTAGCTGCTAGTGCGAATAATGCGATTAAAATTATTATCTTTTTCATTTATTCATCGTATTTAATTGACCAGTTTATATCTATAATTGTGGCATCTGTGCCGTCGCCTGTATTTTCAATTCCTAATTTTACCCACTCACCACCTGAAAAATAATAATCCATAAAACCCGGAACAGCACCAGCTTTTGCAGTTGTCATTCCTCTATCTGAATGGCCTCTATTGTCTATATGAACATTATCAACATAAAAAAATGTGTGTATTACAGCATTATTGCCAGCACTATAACTACATCCAAAATTTAAAGTGTACCACCCAGCCAAAGGCACTTGAACGCTATCATTTTGATAAACCATTCCATGTTCAGCTCTAAAACTTGTTATTAAATCAGCTCCTGCATTTGTTATTTGTGCCTCTACGTTTTGAGTTAAAGCTACTACGCTTGCAGAATCTGAACACCCACCGTAAAATTTAGGGTTTTCAGTTGATAAAGTACCGTGAATTCTTACGCTATCCGCTGCGAAATCTCCGTATATTAGAGGGGTGGCACTGTTTGAGTTTTCTATGTAGAGTTTATTTGAGGCTGTTGTAAGTTGTGATCCTGCTAAATATCCTAAGAAAACATTTCCGCTTGCTGAACCTTCCATTAATTCTCCTGCCTTATAGCCTATTGATGTGTTATTGTCGCCTGTAGTTGGTTGGTTTCCATTACCCCCTGTCCCCGCCTGAAAGCCAACTGCAACATTATTATTACAAGTTGTTTTAGTATATCGTCCAGCCGATGATCCTATAAATACATTTTCAGTTCCTGTTGTTAATTGTCCAGATGCCGCCCCTATAAATACATTATTAAGTTCAGTTGTATTTGCTGCCCCTGAATTTACCCCCATAAAAATATTATCATCTCCAGTACTTATTAGATTACCGGCATTTTGTCCTAAAACTATATTTCTTAGTCCACCATCTTCTTGATTAGCATAAGTATTAGTCGTATTGCTCCAAATGCTTTGGGAGGTTGTATTTAGATTTAAATTACTGGCATCAACGGTTACCGTTCCGGCGTCTTGTTGGGTTAATGTTATTACTCCCGTTTCTGGTACAAATGAAGCCGAATTAATTTTATCATCATATGCTGTGTTCCATTCTGTAGAAGTGCCCCCAGTTGCAGTTATAGTGTTTGCTTTCAAACTGTCGCCATTTACAGTTACATCAAAACTACTTTCACTTAATACCATATCGGAATGATTTGTAAAAACATCAAAAAAAGCAGTGTCCCCTTCTACGTTGCCGTTTACTTCTAAGGCTTCGCCTGGAGTGGTTGTGCCTATGCCTACATTGCCGCTTGATAATATTGTTATTTTTTCGGAATTATTAGCAAATAAAGACATGGTATTAGTACTATGTTTGTATACTAAACGTCCTTGCATAGCGGTATTTGAATCTCCCCATCCAATTCCCACGGATGACGATGATTCATTCGCATCACTTAAAAATTGAATAATATTACCCGCCTTTGAATCAAGTACCATTATAGCATTAGAATTGTTCGTTATACCTGTTGAAATCCCTGTTAATACGTGTAACTTAACTAGAGGATCATCAGTCCCTATCCCAACATCAGTATTAAATATTCCGTGATCAATATAAGCACTATCAAAATAATTCACATTTCCCCCTAAATTATCAATTGCATCATTTGCTGAAGCCATAACGCCATCTATTTCTAATTTAAAACTTGGAGTGGTTGTGCCTATGCCTACATTGCCGCCTTCTAAAAAAACCATTCTATTTGCTACGCCAGCCTCTTGAATTCTTAGTGAATTATCTGTATCATTCCTTAAAAAAAACCATTCATCAGCTCCATCATCTTCAAATATTAAAAACCCATCTTGCCCTGGTAGGTTTCTAATTTTAAAAAATGTATTTCCGGAAGTTGAAACAAACTTAAACGTACCCGCTCCTGTAGGCCTAAATTGGGAAGCATATAGCGTATCACTAACTTTTAAATCTTTAACTTTTAATGTATCGCTAACATAAGACAAATCACTATCACCTATAATATTACCGCCTGAAATTATCCCAACTTCGTTGTCGTTGCCAGTTACGGTAGGAATTAAAGGAAGTGACAAATTTGGTATTTCAACAGCAGTTGCCCCTAATCCTATAAACAAAGAATCATTATCAAAAATATCCCATGCTGTATCCGTTTCGCTTATATATCTTATCCCAGTCATTCCATTTGTTGCTTCATTCTCTAAAGTTATTCCGGTTACAGTATCATTAAGCCTACCACCTACTGTATGAGGAACCGGCCATGTTTCAGGAATTGTATCTGTTTGCGAATAAGAAAATATTGCAAAGAATATTAATAAAATTGTAATTAGCTTTTCCATGTTATCCTAGTGTTACTGAAGTAAATTTACTTATAATTCTTAATGATCCTGATATATATCTTTGTATTTCAGTTTGTCCAAAACCGTTATTTGTAATTTGAATATAATCCATTGGGAAATAATCAGTTTCAAAAGCTAATGCTCCAAATTCCGTTAAATTAGCCACTGTAACCCATTGTATTTTGCGAACTTTCCATGTGCTTGTACCGCTATCATAATATATCAATGATTCATTAACCAGCCCACTTAAATTAACTGTTATATCTGCCATTCTATCCCTAGAATGTTGTAAAACTTTTGTTAATAACGGATTATGTGTATCTCCTGCTCTTGTTTTTACGGGTGGAGAATTTTGTAAAGCCTCATCTATATCCGCCTTAGTATCAGCATAAGTTAAGCTCATAACGACCTCCTATTTTTGTAATTCGTCAATAATTTCTTTTTTTGTAAACGTTTCATCAGTTTTTATGCCTCTTTTTTTTGCTATTTCTCGCAATTCTTCAATTTCTTTTATCTTTTGAAACTTCACCAATTCCTTAGCTTTTTTGTCTTTTTTTACAAATAATTGCAGTAATACCATTAAATCATTAATCCTATTTTGACAACTACAAGAATGATGACCATGTTCAGGATGAAAAGTTGCATATATAATCCCTAGCTTTTTCAAATCAACAACTTCAGTTTTCTTCTTTCTGGATAAAAACTGGTTTGATTTTTCAATATATAAACCATTTTTTTTGAAAAATTCGTCTATCTCTTTTATAAATATATTTTTTTTCATTTTAAAAAGTTTTAAAAGGGAGCTGTTAACTCCCTTATATTAAGCTGCTGCACTTTGTAAAGTTACAAATTCAGCGTCTGTTGTTGCTTCATCTGTGTTATAAAAAGAATATTGAGGAGTACTTTCTAATGCGAACTCTTCACTTTCTAATTTTAACATCCATACGCCGTCAACATCATTGTATTTATCTAATTCAGCACCGCCCTCTGGTCTTTTTAAACCGGCTTCGACACCAAATACTTTATATTTACCCTCACCATCTTCATCTTTGAATAGGTTTTTGTAAATAACTACAAAACGCTGGTTACCCATATCTTTAACTATCTTTTCAATAGCTGCTTTTCCGCCTATTGCTAAGAAATCAATTGTTTGTTTGTATCGGTATCCAGAAGCTCTTTTAATTCCGGTTACAATTGGTTTGGTTTGATTTTCATAACCTTCAATTAAATAACCTTTATCACCGGACGTTAATACAGTTGCTGTAATTAGGTTCGGTGAAGTCCCGTCAAATGTAATTGTAGCGTTTGTAACCGCTAAATCCCATTCTGTTTTTTTAATAAGGAGAATATTTGGCTCTGTGCCGCCAATTGGTAAAAAATCACAATCAACCGGTATTCCTGCCGCTAAATCTCCACAATTCGGATCTGCCATAATTTTTGTTTTTTTAATTTATAAATTTAATGCTGCTGTTTATTCATTATGCTGTTTTTACGTAAATTAATACAGTTACTGTATAATTAATCGCATCTGTAGTGTAATATCCTGCTCCGACTGTGAAGTCGTGAGACAATAACGTCCAATCAGTCCATATAGTTACAGTAAGCCCCGCCGTATCATAATCGGCTGTAACTAATGCAGCTACTTGCGTATTAATTGCGGCTACCAATGCTGTGAACGATGTAACCTCGTTCGATTCGTCAATATCTGCTTTAGCGACTGTTAATACTTTCGTGCTGATGTATTCCTGATCTGTAAATTCTGTTGGAGTTGGTAAAGTATATCCTGATGGTACTTGATTATCAGAAATACTTACTTTTACCCCGTTGTTTACTAATGCCATAATTTATCCTTTCTTTTATAATGTTTCTAATACTTTAATTTGCTGCTGTGTATCTTCTAAATCGTGTACGTCTTCTAATATTAAAACAGGTATTCTTACTATTTCAATTTTAGGTGCTTCAACTTGTGTTGTAACTCCTCCATCCTGGTAATAATTAGAATGGCCTGAATATAAAGGAATACCGCCGTGTTTTACGTTTATTGCCGAAATTACGGAAGCATCCATAGGGTTTGACATAACTGATTTTGTTAAAATAGGCTCACCTCCTTCACCTTCACCATATAATTTAATTCCACCACCTGAATGCGAAGGCCCTTTTAATACCTCACCTTTTTTATTAATTACAGTTCCTTTTGAAAATGATGGTATTTCCGGTAATGGTTTAGCTAGTACTATTCCTGCCTGAACTAATCCAGAGGCCACTACTAAAGCTGATAATGTAGCTGCGCTTATTCCAAAGTCTGCGTATCTTGTACCCCCTCCTGTTGATGCTACCGCTGTAACAGCCATAGCCGTGTTTATTCCAATATTTAACAATGCTTGCGCTTTGTCTAATACGGCTTGCTTTCGTGTTATCTTAGCTTTTTCAATTGCAAATTTACGTTCTATATCTTCGCGTTTCTTTTCATTGTCGCCGGCTGCTTTAATATCTTTTTCAAACTGCCTTTCTAAAAGTGTTGACTGTCTGCCAGACAATGATTGTGAAAAATTAAATAAATTATTACCTAAGTTAATTGCTTCATCTATTGTTCTTTGTCTTAATTCCGAAATTGCATCTGCTTTATCTTCTTCGAATTGTATTTCCTCATCTGTTCTATCTTTATCTATTTCTAATAATTCGCCTGATAATTTAATTGCTCTTTCAATATCTTTATCAAATTCTTCATCTTTGAAATCTGCATCTTCTTCACCTATTTTAAAACTTATTTTCCTTGAATCTTCTGCAACTTTTTTATTAAACTTATCACTTACTTTTGCTTCTTTATCTAATTTATCTTTAAATGCAGCGGCTGCTAAATCATCTTTTATTTTCTGTATTTTTGCCTCTGTTTCTGCAGATGATTTTAGTTCTGCTAATTTTTCTTCTTCAATCTTTTTAATAAATGCAGGTTCTTTTTGCAATTCATCAATTCGTTCTTTAAAATTATCAATTATCCTTTTTGTTCCTTCTGCACTACTTTTAGCTCCAAATTCGCTTAATTCCTTTTGTAACGCCTCCCCTTCTATAACAAATGATTCTAATTCAGACAAAGTCAAATCTTTTATCCCTCTTATTCCTGATCCCGTGTCTAATGCGAATTGTTTAAAAAGCTTTTCTAGTGTTTGGCCAGTTAATGTTTCTGTAATTTCCCTTCTAATTGTTCGGAAAAGACTTTTTATTGCACCCTCATTTTTATTTGTTACTAAAATATACCTTTTCCATGCACCCTCTCTAAGTTGAATTTCTTTAGTATTGATAGTTAGTTGTTCATTGAATGCTTTTGTTACAAGTCCCGCCGATAATTCAGCATTATTTAAATCAACTATATTTTGCTCTAATTCTGCAATTGTAGTAGCCGTTAATCCTGCAATTCCCTTTAAAGCTCTAATGTTTGGAATTAATAGTGATAATTCATCTGCATTAGTTTCCGCTGCTATGGCAACTTTTACAAGTGTGTTTAATAAACCATTTGACTGAATTGCGGTCGCCCCTACTTCTATTCCAAACTTTTCAAATGCCTCTGCTTGTTCCGTCCCTGGTTTTACTTTTAGCAACGCCGTTATAGTTGCCGTTAATGCAGTCGCCGATTCCTCTGTTCCGTCCAAGAACTTTGTTAATCCGGCAAATGTTCCAAATAGTTCGTTAATAGGTATTCCGGCAAATTTAGCAATAGAGGCTATTTTACCAATATTATTAGCAAGTCGTTCTACCGTTGTGGCTCCTTTTACTTGTGCGGCAAAAAAAGCATTTAATATTTCATCAACATCTTCAACTTCGTCTTTATAAACTGCATATACTTTAGTAGCACCTTTTACAACTGAAGATAAATCTGAATTACCGGCAATAGCCAACCTTGCACTTTTATCAAGAAACTCAATTGCATTTCCGGCAGCAATACCATTTGAAATAGTATCAAATAAAGCATTATTAACATCTGCAATTTCAAGCCCATATCTAGCCATTACATCAATAGCGCCCTGTTTTAATATTTCACCGTATTTCTTTTTATCAAATTCATTTAATAAACCAAGTATGCTAACAAATGTTTTTTCAAACTCTCTATTTACTTCAATTGCTTCTTTTACCGCTCTAGTAGCTGCTAAAATTAAGGTAGTAATTCCAATAAATCCAGTTGCTAATGATGCTAATGACCTCCCGACTCCCTTTAATGCAGTATTATATTTTCCTATATTTGCTCTTTGTCTAGTGGCTGCATCAGTCATTTTATTAATAGAAGTTGTGTTTCTATCAATTACTTTTTTGTATGCTTCAGCTCTTTTGCGACCTTTTTCAGTTGTTTGGTTTAGGGCGTTTAATCGTTTTGTTAAAAGTACATTTGCAGCTCTTAATTTATCAACACTACCTTTATTTGCATTTTGCCAATTAGTTAATAATTTTTGTTGTTTTGTTAATTCACGTAATTTATCATTAGTTTTTTTGATCTCAGTTTGATAACCTACTAATTTCTTATTTACTTCACCCTGAGCAGTGCCTTGTTTTTTAGATTCTGTCTTAAAATCAGATACTTCTTTCTTAAGATTAAGAATAGACAATTTTGTATCATCAATCTGTTTCTGATTAGTCTTTATTTCTAATATGATGGTTTGGTCTGCCATTTAAAAGTAATCGTTATTTAAGTTGTAATCTAAGCCATTATAATCGCCTTCACCTGCAATATCAGGTACAAAACTTGACTTATTAATATGAATTAACGTAACTGTTGTTAATCCTTCGCGATAAACTAAAGGCTCTAATAAAAACCAGCCCCAATATTTTATCCATATAGGTTTCTCAAAATCTATCTTATTGAAATCATTAATATTCAAATATACATCCGCTTTTATTTCACGATACATATTCAGGGTTTTTTCCATAAAACCGTAATATGTATCCACGTATTCCTGTAAATTAATATCTTCAGTATTAGGGATGTTTGTTGTAATTTCAATTGGCGTATCTTCACTACCGGCTGCAAAAATTGTTTCACTACCAGAATCCAACGATCTTTTTTTAATAGTAGTTTTACCAGTGTGAGTAAAGTCATAGCTTATATTGCTTTCACTATCTTCGGTAGACTTGAACATATCAAGGTTTTCGGCAAATTCAAAGGGGAGTTTTAATATAGTTTTTTCCTTTTTTAATTGCGGATCACTTATTGGAAAAAATCCCTGTTGTATATCTGAATTATTGTATTTTATATAGTTTTTTTGTGCATAATCTGACTTGTATTTCACTTTTACATTTGTAAAGTGCTTATCCGACCAATCTGTAAAGTTTCCTTCTTTTATTTTTGTTGCCAATTCTGCATAAGTGATAAACTTAACATTAGTACCGGTTACTATTAACCTGGCATTGAATAGTTTTAAAACATCTTCAATCAAGTCGCTTTGTGACATTATTGGTAAATTATTAGCAATTGTAAAAGGTGTACCGTAAACACCTACTTGTGGAGTGGGTGCTTCTAATATTTTTAAATAACTTACATTGGCAGGATGTTGCAATATTATAACTGGGTCGGCTGCTCCTGTGAAAATTGCTAAATAAATAACATCTCCGGCAACTAAAGAAATATCAGTAAACGTCTGGTTTATTGAATTATTTCCCTCTACAAGCGGAATACTTACCACAGTGGGAGTATCTGGTTTTTTTGCACCGTAATAAACCCTTAATTGCGAAATCCCAGTTATCGCGCCTACTTCATAAGCTATATTTACCTCAAAAGTATAATCCCCATCGTATAATACGGTGTAAATTGTAGGATCCGTATTAGTTTCCAATTCTATTGAAGAGCCGGTACTTAAATATATATCACTGGAAAATGATGAAAATCTAATACCCCAAGCCCCTATTCCTGGATTTGTTTCTTCAATTGCTACTTGTGCTGTTGCTAAAATACCCAACTGAGCATCAGTAGGGATGCTATCTGCTAAAGAAATCCATATATCAGTATAATCAGTTAAAGAAAGCAAGTCGCCTGACCCTGTAAATCCTGCTTCTGTTAATATCTTTGTAATCAAAAGATTCAAAGGAATAAATGGTAACATGTGAGCAATATCAAGTTTACCTAATCCAAAAGAAAATAATAAAAATACTGGTTTATCAGTTGCCGCTCGGTTATCATTTGCATAATCTAAATCCCAGGTGAAATCTAAATCAGAAAGATCCAGATCTGTTAAACTTTTACCCTTTATCTCTGTGAAAAAATCAATATTCCCATCCCTTACAATTAAATCAAAACTATCATAATCAGATGGCCCTACAACGGCCTTACCATTTTCAATAAGTATATTTTTATTTCTTCTTAATTTAACAGGCGTTTCTATATATGGTAATAAAGAATTACTTTGTATAGTTAAAAACCATTGAAATATTTGTGCATTTTCTTTGGTCCAGTTAATTTTGAATTTATTAGTAATATTAGTTTTAGATTCAAGTTCGCCAAAACTAGAAATTTGACGTTTTAATTTTACGCCCTCAACTTCAATCCAATTGTTATTAATAAATAATTCAGTCATTATAAATGTCCTAAATTTAACTGTTTTTTTAATGCTTTAACTTCAATTTTAAATTTGCTTGAATCAGTACGAAATAAAAACGATTCGCCGTCATCTATCCTTACGTTTATATAAGAACTTGTTTCGTATAAATATGCTTGCAGACAATATAATAATCCCTCCAAGCCTGTTTGGTAAACTACATCAATATCATCTGCAAATAATTTTATATTATTATTAGCCGATTTTGATAAATCAAATTCACTATTTTTTAAAAATATTGTTTTCTTTGTGTTAACTGGTAATGAATAATCCTGTCTTAATGTAAAATTCCAATAATCCAGGCCGCCTAATGTATTAATCCATGCCATTGACATAGAATCATCGCAAGCCTGATGTATATTAATTCTTAGTTTTTCTGTTAATCTATCTCTGGTTGTATCAAAAAGATAAAGATTTATATAATCAATATTGGAGGCATAACCGCCGTTTAGTTGAATTCTCAACATCACATCTGACCAATTACTTAGTGCATAGCTATCTGTTGAAGTCGTTCCGTCTGTAAAATGTTTCTCTTCTTTTACAAAAAGTGTTGCACTACCAAAGGCGTTTATTATTGCAACATCAAAGGCCTGGCCCTCCCAATATGCCAACTCTTCAAATTCTGTTAACCACTTAGCAAAAAACGTATTTGGCGTTCCTGATGGTTCGATAATGTAAGGCACCATATCAGTATAATCTAATGCTGCAAAAACAACATTAAATGTTCCAATGCTTACCGCTGTTTGTGATGTTTCACCCCATACCTCTACATATTCCAATTCATAAGATTTGCCTATATTAGTGTCTTGAATATATTTGGTTGCATAATCTGAAATATTTTCTTTTGATAACAGGTAAACTAAATTTTCACTAATATCAGCGGAAAGTAATCCAGTTGCATCGGGTACTATTTTTAAATAAACCTCATCTTCTGCGATTAAAGCCAGGTAATAATTAGTACGTACATCATCAGAATTTAAATAACCTGATGTGGCAACTAGGGAAAAGCTTGATGCCAATACAAACAATGTGTTGCTTGTTCTTTCTAAAATTGTAAAAAACCCACTGTCAGTATTACCACCTCCATCATCGCCAAACAAGTAAATAGAATCGCCAACATCTAAAATCGATGATCCCGGGCTTACTAACTCTACATCCGTACCGCTAGTTATTCCAACAACCTGAAAATCTTCCCTTTGAAATTCAACTGCAATTTCATTGAAAACACTAGCCCAGTCTGGAGGAGTTGTATTTACTGTTATTGCCATTTAGTTTAATTTATTTAATATTTCTGATTTCCAACTTATTCCTATTCTATTTGATAAACTATTAAGTTTACTTTCATTAAAAAAGTCAGTTAAAAACCCTGTTTTTGGATTTTTAAATAACAAAGTTCCTTCTTTATGAATCCTTTTCGATAAATCCCAACTCTTTCCAATTGCTTCTTTTTCTGCTAATCCCTTCCCCTTAAACCATTTAGCCAAACTTTCTTGTAAGGTTGGACTACCAGCGGCGCTATTTACAGTTGGCCCTCTTCCGGTTTCGTAAGCTTTAAAAATCCACTGCCAACCAAGTAATTTATGCAGCCCGGGTTCGCTTACAATCTCTAAACTAGCAGAAACTTTTGGGCTTACCTTACTTGAAATGCCGTCTTTTACTTCACCTAAGAATTTTAATATTTCGTTATCAACTAGATTCACTTAATTTTTTACTTACTCTAATTTCAATTGTGTATTTTCTCATTAACATGAAATATAAACTGTATTTCATTTCAAAAATATCATCAAGCTTGTATGCTCCGTATATTTTGCATAAATCAGCAAATGAATTCAACATACCTAATTCACTTAGTTCATTAATTCCTGCTTTTGCTTGTCTTGCATCTTTATTACTGAGTTTTTGTTTTTCAATCTTTGATATTCTGTTAATTTCATCAACAAAAAAAAACCCACACCCAGCACATCCTTATAACTACAATCTTCAATTAAATAAGTTATTTGACTATACTTTTTTGAATTAAAAATTGTATTTCTTACCATTGGATAAAAATAAATAGCTAATATCTGAGGTAATAATTTGTAAATTATAGAATGATACGTTTTTTCATCCATTCTAGCAAGAAGAGATTTGAATATTGCTATCTGTCCGGTAGTGCTTTCTTTAAACAAATCTTCATTAACCTTGTATTTCTTACCAAATATTTCAATCTTTTCAGGCTTTGAATAATCTATATTCCTGAAATATTCAAAACAATCTTCTTTCAAATATCCGTCTGTAATCTCTAAAGCTGTGGCATAATCAACTCCTAAAAGTTTCTCAATAAATTCAGCTTCATGAATCCCGTCCCAATCTTTGACTTTTAAAAAATCTTTATAAGATAATTCACTAGCTTTAGTTGGAATAGTGTATTTTTTATTATTATGTTTTAATTGCATACGTTATATTCATTTTCAACTACAAAAGTCAATGTCGTTAATATTCCACTTACATTATTATCAAAGCTTTCATCATTATAAACAACTTCAGCGGTTAAATTCTCAATATCATAATCCTGGTTGTATGTTTCTTTTAAAAAATCCTGGAAAAGAGTAGTTAATAAATTCAAAACAGTGTCAATATCAGTAATTCTATTTTCTGCAAAGCTGGTATCTTTAAAGAATCCAATTAAAATATTATACTTTGTATCAACATTTTTACTGTTTTTTATTTCAGATGTCCACTTTTCAGGTCTTATCAAAAATACAAATGCGTTATTTTCTTCTGTAATTGCTTTATTTAATTCATCCCTTGCACCTTGATAAAAAGCAGGTGTAATATTATTTGGATTAACATCGTATTCCAACTGTGATACTATACCTGAAATTATACTCCCTATCATGATACTGAATTTACGCCAAAATGACTACGTTTTTGAATCCTGGTAAAAAACCAAGTAGGAAAATCCTCATTATGAAACGAAATGTAAGTACATGCATCATAATACAAATCAACTCCTTTATTAAATGCTTCATTACTAATCTTTTCAACTTCATATCTTACCAATTGATCTGATTTATCTTTTTTCTGTTGTAAGGTGCCTATCTCAGCATCTTCAGAAAGTCTTATAATTTTCCATTCAGCATAAATGAAATAACGCAACATCTTTAAAAGCCCCTCATAAACGAATGCCAAAGAACCATTTACCCAAACTTCGCCGTCTACTAATTCAACATAAGGCGAAGTTTGAGGCGATTGAGGTGTACTCAAATCTAAATCAGCTATAAGTAATAAATCCAAATCATCACCAAGTAAAAGCCTTAGATACTTTTTTTCCACTTGCGCTGTTAAATCAACAAAATCTGCATTAGTGCTGCTTAGTTGAGTAATATTAATATCACCTTTGAAATCTGACTTTTGCGTTAAGCTCATATAAAGAAAATTAAAGGGGACAAAAGCCCCCTTTTGTTATAAATCGAAAATTATTTCAAGCTCTTCAATTTCAATACCCTCACCTACACTATCATCACCTTCGATTATAAGTAGAAATGTCATGTATCTAGCATGTAATTGCGGGTTTTGAACGCTCGAGGTTGTAATTGTTTGCGCTCCGACTGCTAATAAATGACTAGCATTCGTAGTTGTTCCGGTATAAAGTACACTATCAATAGTAGAAGTACTTTCAGGATTAGGCCATGTCGCCGTTGTATCCATTACCAGAACTCCATCATAAGCCGCTTCAGTTATGTTATAAGTACCAACACTTTCAGTAGTTGTATAATCTGCAATTATACCGTAACTTGTTACAGTAGTGTTTATTCCAGCAACAGTATTAACAGAACTTGTGATATTTGGAACCAATTCTGAATAAGTGGTATTTGTGGTTGAAATCCTATAATCTGAATGAACTACAAATGTAGTATCAGTCCCAACTAGTCCCTTTGAACTAATATTTAATTGAAAATGTAAAGGTCTGTTTAACCTATTTTTGTCACCTACTTGCAGAACAAATAATATGCTATCCTGATTAGTAGCTTTTAAGGTATCATCAGCAGTACCGGTATAAACAAATCTAACACCTCTTGTTGACAAATTCCAAGCTCGCCCTCCATTCAAATTAACTGTTCTTTCTTGTGCGAAAGTTGTCATGCCTAGCAAAACAACCATCAATAAAACGATTAACTTTCTCATAATCTTAAATATTTTCAGTTAATAATGAAAACTTCTGAATAACTTTCTCACCTGAATTAGAAAGAGGAGCTACACTTCTTGCAATATCAACGGAAAGTTGATAACGTCTAACTACATCCTGCGTTTTATTCCCGCCGTCGGCTTTTACCCAATAAGCGTGAACAGCAAATGTCATTCCCGATCCTAATAAGTTAGGTAAATTGAAATAATCAGCTACAGGTGTAGCTTTTCCCATTGCATTTAGCTTTGGAATTCTACTAACCATTGCGGCTGCTCCACGTTCCCAAGCATACATTTGTAACAATTCATCATTGTCGATTGAAAATAAGTCAGAAACACCTTCAAAATTAATACCAGCCATTTGGTAAACTAGATTTTTCTCATTCCCTGGCCCTTGTGCTGCCTGTTCTTGGAAAATTATATTTCCATCAGTTGAATAAATTATATCCAATGGTTTACGATAATCGTTTGACCTCATTACTTGTTTAGTAATATTGAAAAACTTATCCTTATAAACATAAGGTATATCGAGTATATCATCGGCTGCATCGAATGTACCGAACTGACCACCATAATCATTTACACCGGACTTGTTAGTTTCCAGAAATGCTAAAGAATCAGTTTCTATATCAATCATTATATCCTGAAATGCATTGTATATTTCATTTGCCAAAAAATCAGCACCTAAAACATTATGCATTGAATCTTTCGTGCTATGAGAAAAATTCCTTACATAAGGTGTAAAAGAAATTGCATCATGAGCAGAAGTACCAACACCTCCGGCATGATCTGATGTTCTCGCATTAGTCACGGCGGCGGTTGTTCTTTTGAAGTAAAAAGCATCCGTTTGAACGCCCTCACTATCAACTATGTCCTGCAAATTAATAAATAGTGCAGGAGCATTTTTTAAAAGTATTGTATTTACCGGTCTAAGTGCTGCCCTTAATTCAGGTTCGCTGAATAATTCAGACATCCGCACTTGTGCAGCGGTAAATATACTATCTGTATAAGCCATTTTTTATTGTATTAAAATGTATTGTTTTTTACAGATCATGTTTGATCTTTCAATTTTTTTTCAAGAACAATGTGTTCTGTCGAATGCCCTTTTAAATCACCTGATTCAATTTGTTTGTCAATTGATTCTCTAGTGACTTCATTACCGTCATTTTTCTTTGCTTTGCCTTTTTCTCTTCCTGTTGTAGCTCTCTCTTTTTTCATAGGTACATATTGAGATATTTCCGTATCATAAATTACATCAATTGTTAAAGGCTCTTTAGTTTCATCGTGTTTCAATACATTGCCTTTTTTGTCTTTTATTAATGTTTTTTCTTCAACTATATCAATATCGTATAAACTATTAAACATACTTTCTGCTACTGATATTCTTTTTGTTAGTTCTTCATCAGTTTCAAAGTCTATGTTTTGAGAAAACTTACTCAGCCCAGCATTAGAAATGATATCAATTTTATTTTGTTTCATTTCCTGCTTATGAGTTGTTTCCTGTGTTTCGAATTTTTCTTTAAACCCTTTTACAGTTACTTGCAATTCATCAAAATCAGATTTTAACTGTTCATTATCGACGGTTGAAAGTTTATCTTTTACTGACTTAAATACATTTTCTGTATTTGAAAAGTCATCCATTTCTATATCAAATTCAGTTGCTAATTTCTTATTTTGAGCTGAAATGATATTATTTGCAGCAGCATTGTACAACAAAGATGGTAATTTTTGATTCTTAGCCATCTCAATCAATTCTGTTAGATAAGTTGAATTATGATCGTCTTTAGAATTCTTTTCACGTAATTCAAAATCTTCTTTTTTAAATACTTTATTTTTCTCTTTGAACTGATTTAGAATAACAGTTGGTCCTTCTTCTGTTTTAATAGAATTAGTTACAAACTCTTTTTCTAATCCGGTTATAGATACTAATAAATCAATGTGTTTTCCTTCCATTTTTACAGTTTTTTAAACTTCAAGTTTATTTATCTTCATTTATTTTTTTAACTCTTTGATATTCTTCTTCTAATTTTTCTAAGATTGTTTCCGTTTTTAATAATTTATTAGGTGCTTTGTTAAATATATTTAAATATTCAGCTCTAGCATTTTTTAATTCTAAAGCTATTTTATCAGATTCAATCTTTTCTAACCGTTCGCGTTCAATTGTTTCAGCTTTTAATTTTTCCTTTTCTTTTTGGGCTTTTTTATTGCTTTCGATCTCTTCAAGATTTTTGGTTAATTCTTCACCTTCCTTAAATTCATGAATAACGGCCCACTTAAATTCAGGTTTTACATTTATATCCAAAGCTTTTACACTTCTTAACTGCTCAGTTGTAACTATTTTTCTTACAGTTTCGAGCTTTTCTTTTGTTTGTCCTTCTTTATTCACAAAAGAAGTTTTTTCCTTCCTTTCAATCAGTACTTTCATTTTCTTTTATTTTAATTAATAATTCTGCTTTTATTTCGCTTGGTTCTTTTGACAAATCCAACTGCCATACGTAATTTTGTAATTCTAATTTTATTTTCCTTTGTTCAGGGTCCAAAAATATTTCATGTTCTTTGAGTTCTTTGAGTGTGAAAAAGGGATACGGTTCAACATCTGCTAACTTTAATTGCTCTTCTAGTTTTTGAGGTTCGTTACGGTAGTACGCCTTTAACCAATCTAAATATAATGATCGCAATAATATTAATGGTAAACCTATTTCTTTGCCTCTTTTTAGCTCTGCTAAAATATCCTCTTCCATTCTACCGGTATGAAACCTTTGATATTTAACTATAACTGCTTTGAACTTATCCGTGAAAAGTTTCCCGAGAACTGTTAAAGCCCAAACCTCAACATTTTCTATATAGGTTATGATTTTATTTATTCGTGTATTTAAAGGGATTTGATTTTCGTTGACTTCGGTTGCTGTTTTTAAGGAGTTTATAGCTATATTTTTCAATCCGGTTGCATGGTATTCTATTTCCTGCTCTAGTTGTTTTAAATTTTCTCTCTGAAACTCTAGTGTCTTAATGTCCTTTTCAACATACTTGACTATCTCAGGCATGTAAGGCTTCATATCACTAGGGATTGTTTGCGGTACTTTTAATACTTCCGCTGGGTTTTTTACCCAATACTCACCGGTACCATTACAAGCATCACATTTATAACTTCCATTAGGCCCGTCGTTTATCGTTCCGGTTCCATCGCATTTCAAACATTTAAAAGCAAGTGTTATCTTTTCAGGAAAAGCATGTAATACTTTACTTTCTTCGAATATATCTGAATCCCTTTTATATATTTTGAACTTTTCAATAGTAGTAAAAAGTAAAGAATCTTTTATCTGATCTTTAAAAACCAAGTCTCCTACCTGCCTGAATGGCTTTTCTTGTAATATTACCTTTTCATTAAAACCGTATATTTGTGGTTTTTCTTCTGCCTTTTGTGAAATTTTCGCTTTTCCTTCTAGTTTCTTTCTAATAACGAAATCCCACCAGCCTAATTTGCTTTGGTAATTTGTCCATTGGATTAAACGATATACTTTTTCTTCATCAGTTGATATGTCTAATTCGTAAACAAGGGTAATATCATCATAATAAAGTACTGAAATGATAGGAATAAATATAATTACTGGTTTACCTTCTTTTTCGGTATCTTTTTCAATCAATATAAAATCATTCGGAGCGTTAAAGGCTTTTTCTATAATAATATCTACTGACTTTAAATAGTCAATATCAATTAAATGTTGTATAAAAGCATTTTTGTCGTTTGTGCTTTTAATATCAAATTCACGAAGTACTTTGTTTGATTGAAATTTGGTAAGATAACCTTTTACCAGGTCGAATATTGAATAAGTAGAATTGTAAGATAGTTTGGCTTTAAGTGCCTTTTGTTCTTTTGTCTCAACTTCTTCTAAAGATGTCGTTTCTAGGCTTTCGCTTCGCCTGGATATTTCGTAAAGCACCCTGTCAACTTCCTGGGCAACCTCAACAAAATCGTTTTTATATTTTTCTAACATTCATAGCAAATTGCAGATAAAAGGGTAAAACTGCTTTCGCATCAATGTTGACAAAGTTATATAGAATTATTATAAATAGCAAATAATAATTATTCTCCTAATGTATACTGTCCCATTAATGAAATTCGCAATCTAACTAAATTACTTACATCATCGCGTACAGGTGCTCTTATTATATCAGGTATTCTCGGATCTATTCTTATTACTACACCATATATTTCTTTTAAATCATATATAATTGTTGTTGAATGATCGCCGCCGCCAGCTTTATCTTCATAATTGATAACGCCTCCAAATTCTTTAAAATCCTGATTTCGTTTATAATTTCCTAGCCCTTGTATGTTTGAATTTTCTTTTCGTACTCTTAATCCGTTTGTTAATGCTGACAAATCACCAAACTTAGAATCATCTCCTGATGTTCCATGTCGCATTGTAACCTTAATAGTTTGTATATCAATAGGGAGGGTAGCATCCCGTAAATTAAATTGAAAAATACTATCTGTTATTGAGCCGTCAACGTTCATGTCAATTGTACCACGCATAACGAAAGCATCTGTTGTATAAACGCTTGTTATTTCCTGAGCTAAGTAAACCGTATCATTTGAAGAGCTTGTTACTTCAATCTGATTATAAGCATTATTTTGCATCATAGAAATATACTCACCGGTTCCGGTAAAGCCATGACTAGAAGAAACTAAAACGAAAGAACTATCTATTTGAGTATTTTCAGTTAATGTTATATCAATTTTTGCTTCATGCATTAAATAAAATTGAAACGGAGGCGTTGTCTGATCTTGTATCCAAACATCAAAAGACTCAGCTCTTTCCCAAAACAGAAAATATATATTATTAATTATTGATTTCTGTATTGTAGTATTTGCATCAACCAATATATTAAAATATCTATATTTATTTATAAATTCTGTTTTATTAAATTCTATCACAGTATCAGAGCTAGTTCCATACCATGTTACAGAATTTATATTAACATACGAATTATTTTTATATATTTTAGCTTGTAAAATTATATCCATTGAAGGATTGCCAGAAACGCTATCTATAGCAACCCTAATATTACATGATGTAAAATAACTTTTGTTTGGATATACTGAATGACTCCATAAAGTATCGTTGTTAGATATAGTGTCTCCTGGTTGCCCTTTATGTCTATATTGGTATTCACCTTTAAGAAGGACTTTTTGTGATTGTGCATTAAATGCTAAACAGAGAAAAATAAATACTATCTTTTTCATTGTTTTTTATACAAAGATAGCGTTATTTATAAAGATTCAAAATAATATTTAGAAAGAATACAAATAAGGTTATTTTATTTCAACCTTCTATAGTTATTGTTACTTTTAAATTATATAATCTTTCAACTTCACATTTGGCTTTCATTAATGCCATCTTAGCTTCTTCTGGTAATAAATCCTTATCTGTTGTAATTTCACAACAATTATCACAATGAAATTTAGTTACTGTTTTTAATCTTTTATGACAATTAGCACATAATTTAGGCTCACTTCTTATGATGTTGATCTTTTTTAATGCCGCTGTTTTACATTCATATTTAGAATTAAAATTACGTCCACCACATTTTAAATTTTCTACAAAAAATTTTCTACAACAATCATCTTTATTTGCTTTCGGGTCGCATAATTCTATTTGAAAACAAATTCCTAGAACAGGAGTACTACATTTTGCTAAAATGTATTGAAAACCCATTCCTTTTACGTAATAATCAAACCATTTTTTAAACATTATTTCACCATCACCGTAACACTCAATATGAGTTATTGTATTGGTTTTGCAAAAATCTAATAAACTTATTAATTGGTTATCTGTTAATTCTGGATGTTGTTCTTGTAGGTATGATGTTGTTAATTTATCTGAATTTAATATTTTATCCCTAATCCATTCAGAAACTTTTTCTTTAAATATTTTTTCTACTGTTTTTTTGGCCTTTATAAATTCGCTCATATTATTTACATTTAATCGAGTTAATTCATCTCTAATCAAACTTAAAGAATCATCTAGCTCAATAATTTCATGAGTAAGTTTATCAACACATTTCTTAATCTCTTTATTTTTCATAATTTACTTTAAATTATATGATTCAATCATTTCTTCAGCTTTGTACCTATCCTGCTCTGGTAATTCTGTTAATTGGTTTTCATAATACCAAGCTATTGAATTTACTATTTCATTATCAACAACTTTATAAAGTGAATATGATTTAATATCATCACCTCCATAAAGTTGACTATAAGAGGCATTAATAATTGCTTTAAAACCATTATCGAAATGACTCATTGATTCCGACACCTTGCTTGTAACCATTACGAATGTTAGCTTTCTAAATTTTTGTTTCATATCGTTTGTTTAGATTTTATAACACCATTATTACAATCATCATGCATTTCAACATAACTCCATTTAACAGGGTATTTAATAAGCTCTATATATTCATTAGACATAATCAACAATCGTATAAGTTCTTTTTTTGATAATTTATTATACATTTTAACTTGGTCTATTTGTTCCATATCTTTAACGTTTATATTTGTTTCTTAATTTTATTATTTTTAAGTATTCTTTTAGTACATCTTTTATGAAATATTTATATAATCAACATTTCGGCTACTTGTTACAGTACGAAAACAAAAGCTATTTACACATAATATCTTCACACTTTTTCATATTTTCTTTTTCAGGGTACGAATTGCAATAATACCAGAAAGCCATTAGTAATTGTCCGGTATTTACTCTTAATATTTCTTTTTGATACTTTTTAATAAAGCTGTCCCAATAAGTTGGCATAATTAATTATTTAGTTTATTTATACATAATCAGCTCCACAATCTAAACAAACATAAGAACCAAATACACCTATCCATTTTTGATTTCTATGTGCTGTCTTTTTATAGCATTCATTTTCTTTGTCTATGTTTTTACAATAGACATCATACATTCTTATTACTTCTTTAGTTTCCTTACTGCCCTTATATAATTCACTAAAGTTTATAAATGGCATTGCTTCTCTTAGGCCCATAACACAAATTTAAGCTATTTACTATTAAGAATCAATATATATTAGTCGCCAATAGGTACTATTATATTAGCTTTAATGGTTTTTTTACCTAATTGTTTAGCAACTTCTAATCTATGACATCCATTATAAACCATATACCAACTATTATGCTTATGGGCAAGTATGGGCTTGTTTATTACATTGTCTGGGTTTACTTTTTTGTAATATTTTACCTTGAACGTTTCCGGTAGGTGAGGAGATTCCAGTAAACATATTTTTAAATCAATATCTATACATTTTTTAGGTTCATCTGCAAACAAAGAAAACTCTCCAGATACATAGTATCCTGTTTTTTCCTCAATACTTCTTAACATTATGCCTAATTCTTTATTAACCATTTTGTCAATTTGTTTCAATTCGTGTTTTTCTAATTCATCTATTTTTTTCATTGCTGATAGTTAAATGAGTAATCTTGTAATGATGCCATTAACGCATATTTTGCAGCGTTCCAAAAATGGTCCCACTTATCAATAGGCTGGTTTATTGAAATGCCGTTTATTTCACGCCAAGTATAATTTTGTTGCTCTTTTTTGGCAAAATGTGATAAATCATTAATAATAATATAAATATGATATTCGTTTAGTTTTGTTAACCAATAAAAATTATTTTTAGTTTTACTAACTTTTGATATTTTCCACCCTTTATTGCGCAAATCCTTTACCATTTCTACAGTACCATGTTCGTTTGAATATTTATCAGAACTATCCGCTGTAATTTGTTTGTGTTTTTCTATTCCTCTTTTTTTCATATATCCATCTAATACATCGGGCGTTTCAGTTGGTTCGTAACAATGTAATTCAAAATAAATCTTTTTACCTTCAATTGTAGTTTTAACAATTGTTGATGGATCGTTTGTAAAACCAAAGTCCATACCATACCAATAATCAAGATCAGGGAACTTTTCGATATACGTAACGTTTTTATGAATTAATCCAATTGGGGCTGCTCTTACTCCTTCGCCATATACCAGCCATCTATATTCATCAGCCGTGTTGTTTTTTAAGTTTTCTATATTGGGCCGTCTATCTTCTTTTTTAGGTAATTGTAAATCTCTAAAATCCCACGGGCAATAGCCTTCTATTTCCTTTACTATTGATTTTTGTAAGTGCTGGTTATTTTTATACGTTGAATGTGTAAAGAAAGTATTTGGCTGCCCTTCCATATCAAAACACCAATGTTGAGTATATTTTGGATTCCAATCAAAAACAATAAGCTTACGGCATCGCATTCGCAAACCATCTACTTTGCTTTTGTTCTGATTTTCTAAAGCTTCATTTATAAATAATATATCCGACGGGTAACCTTCGCTTGAATCAACTAATCCCCTGAAGTATATATTATTACCAAAAAGTTTATAATTAGGTTTTGGTGAAGTGGTACATTTATTATCATCCCAAACACCCATTTCAGTAAAACAGTCTCTAAATTCCTTAAATGTAAAATCCCTACAATCACTTAATGTTTCGCGTAGACAATAACAGTCTAAGTTTTTATTTCGATTATGATCATAATATATATACAGAAAATGGAAGAAATCCCAGGTTTTCATACTTCGGGTAGTGCCTTCATTACAAATTACAACCTTATTATTAACGGAATAGTTTTCTTTATATATCCTAACCATTTCAAAAAAAACATATCCCGGGTCAAATGTCATTCTGAAAGATTTATTTCTTTGCCTTTATATTGGATGACTATTGGAGAGCCTTTTATTTCACCTGAATGTTGATGTTTTTCGGCTTCATTATATCCAAGCATTTTACTAATAGAGTCTAAAGATTTTTGCTTATCGTAGAGTTTTACTTTTATATATTCATTTTCTGATAAATTACCATTAACATCTCTAGTAGTTTTTATTTGGGTTGATATTTCAGAAATACAACTTTTCTGTACATCGGTTAATTCATCAAATTCCTTGCGTTCTATCCATGTATTGTGCAAATGGGCAATACTACTAAAGGCTAGCTTCATATGCTCATTTAACACCATTTGGCGACTTATACCGGCTTGTTTTTCTAAGTCCTTTTGTATTTCTTTTAAATAATCGGTAATGTTAATATTTGTTAATAGTAGTGAAGATGCTGCTCTTGCACTATCATCAGTTTTGCAATCAGGATATGCTTCTTTATAAGACCTTGTAGCATTCCAGTCAAATATATACTCTCTGCAGAATATCATTTGTTTATCGGTTAGCTTTGTAGTCTTGTCTTTAGCCATTATTTTTTTATTAAAGCGTTTCTTAATCTTTGCGATGCTGTACTAGCCGTTATCCTTGCGTTTTTTAATATTTTACAATATGAGACAGTTGCCTTTTTTATATCTTCAATAGTAAAACCACTGCTAGCTATTATTCTTAGTATTTTATTTTGTTTGATTTGTCGTTCTTTATATTTATAATTCTTTTCAAGCCCTTCTATAAATATATCTAAATACAAACGATATTCTTTATTGCCTTCCTTTGGAATAGAAAATACTGCATTTTTAAAACCTCCTTTTCCTCCACTTGGTCCTATTCTTATAAAGTTTATTATCTTACCGGTACTTGCGATATATTTTCCAAACTTATGTTTTGTCTTTTCAGCCATTATATTATTTGTTTAATACATTTAAAACTACTGCCATTGATTTAGCGGCCTCGGCAACATCTATAGGTTTTGAATAAAAAAGATAACTCTCTAAGTGAGGAAATATGTTTATACTTGTTTTTAAACTTATTCCACATAAAATAAAAATTCTCAACACCTCAATACATTTTGGATTAAGATTAAAAATTTCTTCTTTATTTTTATTCCAATCTTCATTAGACAATAAAGGTCTTAACATTGATATAGCCCCTTGTATTGCAATGCTTTTTCTAATTCCATATTTTACAACTAATTTGCCTATATTCATTATCTAAATATTTGTTTAGCTATGTCGTTTGCTGCTTTTTCTATTTGTTCTAATACTGTTAAATCAGAGTAATCAAAACAACTAACCGTATATGTGAAAGTTGTATCCGACAATGGCTCTCCTGAATAAAAACATGGAAGAAATAAATATTCTTCATAAAAATAAAAATCGCATTGTGCCATTAGTTCAAAGAATAAGTTTCAAAAGTAATATAATTAGTTAATATCCCACACTCTGTCATAGTAAGATTTATTTTTATTCCAGAATTTAGACCTATTACGTATAATATTTCTATATTTGGTACTATATAGAATGCTGTTGTTTTCATTAGTGTAGATATATTATGTTTTTGTATTGGTTAATTGCTTTTAACTGTGCTTCTATGTTGAATACCTGAGTATATCCTATATTAAATCCACATTCTCGCATGTCTTTATAAGCCTCACTTTTTGCAGCTTTACCATTTTCGCAATAGTGGGGATTTATCCTTTCCGTTCCCCTGGTTGTATGTTCGTTTTCAAATATCATTATTCATTAATATCTAATTCGTGTATTTCATGAATACCTTTGTCAAATCCATATTCCATCATAACTTCAAATAATTTGGCCAGCTCTTTTGGGGCATCTTTTAAATTATCAACTTCTACAATCAATCCCGTAATATTTGCAGGGTAAACAGTATATGTACCGCTTTGTTTACATTTGATGCAAATTAGTTTTATATCACTTGTTTTCATTTTCAAATATCACTTAATTAATTTATTAATTCTTTCATTTAGATTTCTGTCTAATCCTGAATAATATCCGCATTTATTACACATATATCCATAACCATGACTTTTCCATTTATGTTCACAATACACTTGGTTAATCAAATCTCTCACAATAGGAAGATTCTCACCTTCAATATAAAATTGTATGCCTTGTTTTATTTTATCTTCTTTTTTACTCATTTTTTAAAAAGCGGGCATTTATTAACCAATCAAAACCATATTATGAAAAAACTACAAATCTAATTTGCCCGCTTTCTATGCAAATATAGTGAATTTTTTAGTTTATATCAATTTCACTTTAAAGTTCTTATTAAATTGCTTGTTTAATTCTCGGTAGTGATCTATCATTACTTTTAGCTCAAATTCTGTGCGCTTATAAGTTTGATGTTTTGCTATTTCTAAGGCTCCAATCATGCGTTCATCATATTTTTTTATAATTCCTAAAGCATATCCTGAGCTATTACCTTCATCAAATCGGTTACAATGATAGCACTGGGCGTTTACATTAATTTCTGAATATCTCAAACTCATGTACTTCCTGTTTATATAATGGCCAGCGTCTAAATCAAAATAATGCTTGATAGCATCACATGAGACACATTTACCATAGCCATTTTCATCCGTATCTCTGAATCTAATGAATTGCGAAAAAACATTATCTAGTAATTTTATTTTGCTTTTAAGGCTCATAAGAATGAAGATAATTCGTTTCTAAATAGTACCTCATCACATTCAATGTCAATAATAATCTGATTGAAAACAGCGTTATAAAGCTCTTGAAATTCTATATTATCCATCTTATCAAATTTAATAGACCTTGGCAATATCATTTTACCGGTGCCAGTTTCCACACTTTCAAAAAACCCTGCTTTCATTGTTATATAATATCTATAAAAATCAACATCTTTTATTTTAGTTTTAGTGTTCTCAAATCCCTTTTGCACTAATTTAAAGAACTTTTTATGAAATTCATAGTTCCTGGTTTTCTTAATATTAGATTCGTAAACCTCCCCAATAGTCATTTTTTTAATTACCTCAAAGTCTTCCTCTGAAGCCGGTACAATTTGGAAATACTCATTTCTATAGTAGTGCCACTTCACTTTAGTTTGTTATTTATGTGATTAATTGTCCAATTTACACCAGCTATAAATAATTCATAACTATTATCATTTGCATTTTTTATATCATTCTCACTCGGCAACACTTCTTCTATTCTTGCCTTTACGCATTCTCTTGAATATTTTATAAATGCTTTTTCTATTTCAGGCATCCAGTCTTCAAAAACTAATCTCTTTTTTCTTGCAAAAAAATAATCATTTCCTACACTTGTGGACACTTCATCAATTATATAGTCCCTAATATCATTTTCCTTCAACGCTTCACTATTCTGTTTTGGTTTTTCTTGTCCAAACCCTACATTTGGTATTACGTGAGGACTTTCCATGTGGATCTTTATTTCCTTCAAAGGTCTTTTATATTCAACTTTTCTATTAGCATATAAACATAAAATCATATTAGCTTGATTTTTGTCTTCAGCAATAACTAAAACTGTTTCAATATAAGCTGAATTATTGCAAGTTATTGTTGCTTGATATGTTTTCATACTCTAAGTTTTAGTTTTAATAAAATTATTCTCCAACACGCACAAAAGAATCTTTAGGTATAACCTTAAATTCAATATCTTCTGAACATCCTTCATTTTCACATCTTAACGTAATTTCTACATCCCCTTTAACATTTACATGTATTATATAATTATCGCTGTCGGGTTGAAACCCATAATCACAATGTTGACATATTTCTCTTTCCATATCTCTATTTTTTAGTTTAAATAGTGGTTAATTGTCTTTTAAAAAATGTTCAATTAAATCAAATCTTTCTGGCATATCTGCTATTCGCTTTTCGTATAAATCGATGAAACTGTTTAGATAATCTTCTTCTGAGATTTCTTTGTACCAATAATTAGGCTTTACAATTCTATTTCCATTATATTGTTCAAATCTTTTATGGTCCAGGTTGTAATATAAAAATCCCTTATCTGTTAAAATTTCATAGTTACTATCCTGTAGTTGCTTTTTATCTGGCAACTCATCTTTTACCGATGTTTTTATTAGTAGTATTTTCATTGTTTTTTTATTTTAGTTTGTTATACAGCCACTACTTGTAAGTAAACCATGCCATTAAGCAGAGGTTAAAGAGGATTACTGCGATTATTATTGCTTTCATCTAATATAATTTTAACTCGTTTTATCGTTTTTAGCTTTAATTACAAATTCATAAATCCCATTCCCAATTTGTTTAAATATTAATAAATCAAAACCAGGAAAATTAAGATTGTTTTTTAATTCTGAATTTTCCTTTAATTTTTTAGCGTTTTCATTAATAGCTTTGCAAAATATTTGTTTTTCCATAGCGCAATTTACAATAATTTTAGTTTAGAATGAATTCAAATAAGCAATCCAGCGCATGAAGTCAATTACTCCGACGTAGATTAATCCTAACATAAATATCCAAAATATTCTATCTGCGTGCTTATTAAAGTATTTTAGTAGCTTTTTCATTAGAATAGTTTTGGTTCGTTAATATCTGATTGTGTTTTAATTTCTAAAGCTCTTTGTAGTATCATTAGGCTGGTTTCGGGATTTACGCAATTCTTTAATACCTTTTTTTTAAGTGTTTCGTTTTTAATATTTGATAAATCAAAACCTAAATCTGGTTGGCTCTTTATTTTACCGGCCTTATAATACCCTCCGCTAAGCTTTTTTCTTTTTGAATTTTTAGGTTGTATATTCATCATTTGTTTAGGTGGGTTTTTCTTGCTTGTTGTTTCTATTTTAAAATTACACCAAAATAAATGCCTGTTATGTTGTTGTGGTAGTATTAGTGGAGTATAATATGGAATAACATTTTCTACACAATATTTACCATTAAACCAAACATCTAATAAAATGATTTCTTGATATAAGTTCATGTCAGCATATCTTACTATTCCAAAGTTTTTATTTATTCTAGAATGTGTTTGACAAGGCGGCGAACTCCATATAAAGTCAAACGATTTGAAATGTTCTAATAAATATTGATGTGCATCGGTAACAATTACAGTATCATTAGGGAAAAAGTCTTTGTAAATATCTACTATCTCCTGGTTATATTCAATAGCAACTATTTCATAATTATTACCGAACATTTCTTTTAAAGGTTCATCCCAAAGTTTGCGATTTCCGCCGATCCCGGCATAAAGATTGAGAATTCTGTATTTTTTCACGTTTTGGCTTTTAAAATTAACTTTTCAACTACCTGGCTCTGCATAATTTCGCATATAATTAGAATATAATTTTGACAACACTAATGACAATACAACAAATTCAGAATGCTTATTAATGCTATCTATATTCTTAAATCTGTATTCATTTAATAAAATATCGTTTTCAATATCTTTTCTTACATCTTCTAATATTTCTAATTCTCTTTTCCGCTTTAATTCCAATACAAATTGGCCGAAATATACCCTCATTGACTTTGTAGAACCTATTAAATCATAATTAGGAATAACGCTAATAAGCTTAACCGGCCCACCAAATGCTGCTAAATCAGGATATAGAGATTTATACTTATTAAATAGTATTTTATAATCTTTCCTTTTCATTAGCCTGTTAATTCGATTAGGTTAATGTTTCTGTATAATCTGGATCAATCTTTTCATCCGTAAAATACAACTCTTTCATAGTAGTCCCGCTTTTTAATTCGTTTATTAAGTACTCAGTTAAGTACTCTTTTACTTTTAAAATTATCTCAGATTCAGTCGCCAAAACAGGATCTATCTTTTTGTCCCGCTTATCCTGGCATATGTCTTTTATTATTTGTTTAATCATGGTTAAAATGGTAATGGTTCATATGGTAATTCAAAATCTTTATTTTCAATTGTTTTAATATCATTTATAAGCCAATTAGAATTATCCCAATGATCAACATCATTATTTTTATCTTCTAATCTTCCATTATTGTAATTATATCTAAATTCTGCTATTCCCTGAGAACCTAAATTTTTAAACTTTACTTTCTTAATATAAATATCAACATCATTAGTCATAATATTTTCATCGTTTTTTCTCCTATCTACAATAATACCATAATCAGCTTTGTTGTAAAAATTTGCACCGCCTGAAATACTGTATAATGTAGGTATTTTTCCATCATAATTAGTTCTTGGATGAGCAACTAAAAAAACTAATACATTATTAAATTTAGCAAAACTGCGTAACATTTCCAAAAATCTCGAAACATATTTAGCCTCATTTTCTCCAGTTGAATATTTATGTTCTATTACATTATAAGGATCAATAACAAGTATCTTAATGCCTTTAGTTTTTACAAAATATTTAGCATTAGATAATATTTTTTCAATTGTCATATCCTCTTCATCCAATATCCAAAAAATATTATCGTTTATATATTCATAAGCACAATCATATTCAACATCATTAGAATTTTTAATACTAAATTGTTTACCAATATACTTTTCAAATAGTTTTGAATAATGATATTTTAAAGGATAATTTTCAGGTGTAAAATAAGCAGCTTTTAAACCGTGTAATAAATTAAGCTTAACTACAATATAATCCACTATATCAGATTTACCGGAACCGGGTTCGCCGGTAACAATTACAAGCCTTCCACATTCCCAGGTTATAAATTCATCCATATTACTTTTAATTTTAAAACCTTCGCTTGTACCATTTTTAAAATAGTCTAATAAATCAGCTTGAAAACTCTTTGCAAAAATAGTTCCTTTTACCGGTGCTTCTCTACTATTTTTTATTAAGTCTTTAAATTCTACACCTCCATATTTAGTTAAATATTCGTTTGCATCTTTACACTCTTTGAATGATACTATATTGCATTTTTCTGCTCCAAATCTTCTTATAAATTCATCTCTTAGTTCAATTCCTTTTGTATCATTATCACATGCCAAATAAATTTTATTAATATCATCAAACAAATGAATATAATTATCTAAGTATTCCATATTATTATTTGCTCCATTTGGAACGCTCAGACAATTCTTAAATCCATTCTGAATAAAACTCAAACAATCTATTTCACCCTCAGTAATTATAACCTCATTACATTCTTTCAAACAATCTATATTATAAAATATTAATTCAGCTCCAGAAACAAGTTTCCATGATTTCTTTGCACCTCTAAATTTTATGTTCTTTAATTCGCTATCTAAAAAATAAGGAAAACAAATAACCTCAATATCCTTTTTAAATTGTGGTATAAATTCCTTATCAGAATAAACCTTCATTTCTATTAATGTTTCTTGCATAAGAGATCTACCTTCAAAGAACTTTACTAACTTATCACTTAAACCAGTTTTATTTTTCCATTCTATCTTAACATACTGTTTATTCTCATAAGGTTTATATTCAAAAAATGTAGTTGAGCAATGAAAACAATATCCGGTATTTGTATCAGAATAATATTGTAAATCCTTTGCAGTTTTCTTTTTCCGATTAATAGAACACTCAGGACATATTGACATTTTATTATTAAAGTCAATATTATATATCAATTTAGTTATTGAAGACTGGTATTTCATGGCATCCTTAGAGTATTGTTTTTATCTGATTTACTTTCAATTTCATCATTCCATCTCTTTTGATTTAAATAAGTAGATGGATATGGTTGAAATTGTTTATCAGGAAATTGCTTAATCCAATTAGGTAAATTATTAATTATTATTTGTCTTTCTAGCTCTTTAAGGTTATTCCATTTTTTTTCACACCCTCCTTTATCTCCCACTTTATGATTATATAAATCCCAAAAAATTATAAAATCAATCATTTGTTCTTTATCCTTATCTTTATCCTTATCTTTATCCTTATACCCTTTCAAGGAGCTTATAAGCCCCTTATTTTTCTTTAATATTAATATTACTGATTTATGCGCTCTATTTTCTTCATTAAGTATTCCATATTGAAAATTAACAAAAGATGGTATAAACCATTTTTTATTATTATCAAATAGCACAATTCGTGATTTATCTTTATTAAAATATCTTAAAGCATCTTCTTTATTTATTGGCATATCACTTCCGATATATATTTGTGCTATTTCAAAATCAACAATCCATATACCTGCATGATCACAATCATGATAAAGATAGTCCCAAAGGAGCTTGTAAGCCCCTTGTAAGCCCCTTATAAATGGTTTTTTATATTTATTTGTATCTGTAAATCTTTTAGCCATATCACATAAATATATTACAATTATTAATAAAATCATATTTACTTTGTAATATTTGAAACGCAATTAATCCGGATAGTTTACCTAATTCTTTTGTTAAAATCTCATGGCAATCTTTACAAACAGTTACTAAACTTTCATCTTCATATTCCCAAATTAATAACTTTGGAAGATAATATAAATGGTGTACATGTAATTGTTTTTCTTTATTATTGCAAGTTCTGCATGTAAAATTATCCCTTTCAAATATAAATAATCTTTTCTTTTGCCACTTAGGATCGTTAATTTGCTCTTTATAATTCATATTACCTCCAATAAAAAAGCCCTAAAAGAAAAAACACCGGCAAGATGTCGCAAAACAACCGGTGTTAATCCCGTTAAGGCTCTATTTAAAGTTAAAATGTAATTGTAATGAACCATCTTATTAATGTTTTGCGTAACAGTCCGCAATATACGCATAATAATTGACTTATGCTAATTAATCCATTTCATCTTCTAAAAATTCATCAATATTGTGTTCTTTTGGCCAGTTAACTATTTGACCATTTTTACCAATGGTTAAAATCACATAGTCTCCAAAACTTTCTCCTGTTAAATCAAGAATTACTGGAACGTAATAACCTGGCCTTTTTAATTCAAAACCACCATCTGAAACTAACCAATAATCTCCATCATCACAACATTTATAATGCACATCAGCAGTTATTCCTATTGGCCAGTCTTTTATAATTCCTGTTTCAATATCAATTATCGGACACCAATAATCACCTTCTCGTAATGGGATTAAATCACCTTTAGTATCTTCGACACCGTTTACTGTTCCATCTTCCCAATACCTTACACCACATTTTACTTTTAAACTAATAAAGTTTACTTCTTTTTCTACTCTAATTTTTACTTTCATAATATTAAGGCTTAATTGAATTCGAAACAGTTTTTAGATTACTGTCAGATATGTAATATTCTCTTACCCTTCTTTCGTTTTTAGATAGTTTTGTTTTCATAATCTATTTATTAAATACTCGATTAATACCCACAAAGTTCCGATTATTAAAACTATTATTAGTAGTGGGATTTTGTAGATTAAAGATACCATTTTGTAAACTTAATTTTATTTATAGCATTTAACCAAATTGCATATTCTCTTACTTTCCACACATCAAGATTATCTTCACAGAATTCTACAAACATCACATTTAATTCATCGATATCTTGATGTGTCTGCTCAGAATCATAATCACTTATATCGAAAGCCTTTTTAAATTCGTTGTAATATTTTTCTAGTTTATTTAGTTCCATTTTATGTAAGTTTGGTTAATCGTAAAAGTTAATAGTTGATTGTATGTCATCGTAATTAGTAATATGGTTGCTCCAAATAGCTTCTGTTGTTCTAAACATTGAACCCTCTAATTCTGTCATGGGTTTAAAAGGTAGCCAATCAGCTTTTGTATTTTCACAAACAATTGTTTGACCATTTCTGCCCTTACACCATTCTTTTAGTTCTGTGTAATTTATTTTATTTTCAACATAAGCATGTCCTCCGAATTGATAAGGCGGGTCAATAAACCAAGTCGCTTCTTCGTTTGGTATATTTTCATAATTTCCCAATTGTATATCCCAGTGTTTTATTTTCCAAATATTATCAGCAACTCTTTTAAAATATGTTTGCATACCGCCTTGTTCTGCGGCAAAAATTGATATTTTAAATCTCGGAGTTGTTGATGAAACAGCGGCATTAAATCCTAGAAATAATAATTCACCTTCAGATAAATTTAGCGTTTTCAAATCAAAACCTTTACCTAATTTATATAAATCAGGCAAATTTAAAATATCATTTTTACTACAAGATTGCAGCCACTTCCAACATTTTATTACTGCTCCATATTTATCAATTAAAAGAATATCTCTGTCAAAATATTTTAAACTATACCTTGCACTCCCGGCAAAAGGTTCTATAATCTTTTTATGCTTCGGTGGTGGATAATAATTAACTATTTTTGATTTACTTCCGTAGTAACTAAACATATTCTAAAATTACTAATTAATCTATTAAGAATGAAATTAAATTATACCCAGCTTTTTATCTAAAAATCCGTTTCTAATCTGCAGATCCCGATAAGTTTCTTTAAGCTGAGAATAACCACACTGGCATATATACTTTTCATCGAGTGATCTAAGAAATACACGTCCGGTTCCTGGGATATATCTTTTGCGTTTATTTTTAACTTTATGAAATACCATAATCTGATTACATAAAGGACATATTTTATCATTCCAGTTTATACCTGATTTTTCGCAGCAACGTTTCATATAAATAGCTTTAATCCGGAAAAGGAATAAACTTAGTAACAAAATTGGTTATATCAACTTTATCAATATTACGCATGTTTTTGTCGTACCATTTACCATAATAATACCACGCTTCGCAAATTCCACTCCATTCCCCCGAATCTACAATATACCTACCGCTTTTTGGCTTGCTTCGTTTATCTTTCCACTTCATTTTTTTAATTTTATTCTATTCCGGATCTTCCTTTTCTTTATTCCAAAATAAGTAATATTTGCAATGTTCAAAGTAATTCCAGCGCATAATATGATATTAGATTGCTGCCTGGTTTTACCCAAATACTTAGCAAAATACATCGTAGTAGTTAATACCATTCCTATATAAGCCTGTTTCGTGCTCTCTTGATATAGTTTATATTCAAGGTGTAGATTTTGGCTTAGTACTATGTTTGAAATTAATAGTAGTGCTATTAGTGTTTTCATGGCTATTCAGTAAGTTCACTCCCTGTTAATAAAAAAAATAGATTCTGTAATTGGTGAACATAATTAATTTCAACTCCCATACTTTCAAGATACATTCCATCATTACATATCCATTCAAAGGTAAATGATGCAGCATTTAAAATAAACACGTTATCACTCTTTTTCTCAAAACCAAATTTTAAAAGCCAACTTTCTGTTAATAATATTGGTTTGCCTTTATTAATAGCAAGCCCGTTAGGTGGTCTATCATTAAAATCAAATCTCTGTACAGTTGCTATACTGCCATATAAATCAACTTTGTTTCCAATTCTTAATCCAGTTGCTTCCATAATCTAAGTTTTAGTTATTATCATTTTACTTTTCCATGCCATAAATAAAAGGTAAATTAAGCAGGAAATTGTGAATAGTATTAGTAGTGTTTTCATAATATATAATTTAAATTAGTTCATTTTTTATAATTAATGATTTTTCCTTCACTTCTTTGATTAATGATTTTTTTGCTTGTTCTAGCTTATAAATTTCATTCGATAATTTGCGTCGCATATCATCGAATTTTATTATTTTTTCATATTCTCTATAAGGATATACGATTCCACTATAAGTTTTAATGAATTCATTAAATAACAAAAAGTCAACCTCATAACCTGAAAAAACATAACACTCTTTTAATCCATTAATTGTTTTAGCTGTTGCATGTCCAATTTTTCTACCTATTAGTTTTTCAACTTTATTAAATCCTCCATGCCACCATTGACCATAACAATTGATAATTTCACCATTTTCTAATTTAATATCAAATTTTCTTCCTCCAAATGCTTTCCAATTTTTATCACAACTACCATATTCATAACAATCGTAAAATAAACCATCTGTTCCGAAAATAATTCCACCTATTAGCTTATAGATTAATTCTGGTTTTTTATCTAATACCAGCGCAACTCCATCATTAAATTTTACTAATGCTAATATTTTATATTTTCTTTTAATGATTTCAATTTTATTTACTATATCCCAGCTTTGTTTTAAATGTACTGAAAATTCAATATCAGGATTAGATTTAAACTTTTTATGGGCTATTTTTAATGCAATAGATTTTAAATTATTTTCCATATTTTAAATTAGTTTTCTTAAATTAGGATGATCTTTATCTTTTTCAGTTGTCATGAGGCAGCCCAAATTAATAATCCACTTAATACAAGTAAAAATAAAAGTATGCATAGTAAGTATCGAGTTTCTGTTTTCATGAT